AAACCAAAAGGTAAATGTATTGCATCAGAAAACGTAATATCAATTAACTAATAAAAACGCTATGAAAAAACAAGAAATGATTAAAGTAATGATTGCAGAAGAAAAGCAATTATGGGACGACTTAATGGAATGTATTAAAAAGTTAGGCGTTCACGATCCTATCACAGATTCAGCTACAGCTAGATGGACAGCTGTCAATAAATTAGTATGTAAACTTAGAGGAATATGAAAACACTAAACGAAAATCAAAAGGACATTTTAAACGTGGTTTTACCGTTTGTAGCATTTTGGGCGGTAATGACGTTCTTTTTATCTACAACACCAAACTACATTAAAGAAGATAAAATCATTGAGGACTTACCTACGCACGTTCAAAGTCCAGTACTAGAGAAATACGGGGAATTAATTACTAAAAACAAATAAGATGAACAAATTTGAAATAACAGATTACACGCTTTCAGCTTTTAATATGCACTTGGAATATGTGTACGGAGAATATTATTACGAAGTTCTTTGCAACTTTGATTGGTCGGACGAATGTACAGGACATTACACAGACTTTTCAGTTACTCCTTTGTCAGGTACGTTTTTTCACGAAACTACAGACGAAAAAGGAAACATTGAAATCACGGACGATTATAAGCAATGGCTACAAGACAAAGTAAAGGAGTTCAGAAACCAAACGCTTTGGCTATACAACGAATCACTAGAGAAAATGCGTGATTTAGATACTGACGAACAAGATTGGAGTTACTATGGTATTTAAACTACAAAGAATGATTAAGTTCTGGAGAACTAAGTCGTCAGCGGAAACAATAAGAGGGTCTTTTAACGAAGACCTTTACAGAAGAATATGTGAAATAAAATTTAATCAAACCTTATGACACCAAAAGAAAAAGCACAAGAATTAGTAGATAAAATGTATCACTATCAATGGAGAGAAAAAGAAAGAGCAAAAGAATGTGCATTTATTGCAGTAGATGAGATATTAAAAATAACTTGGGTAGATAAATTTTTAACAGTTGAAGATTATTGGAATGAAGTTAAACAAGAAATAGAAAAGCTATGAAATATTACTGGAGAATGAAAAATGGAAACTTAATTGATGTTGACCAAATGTCTGAAACGCATTTACGAAACACGTTAAAAATGATTGTGAGAAATAGTCAGGTCAAAACAACTAAAACACGAATCGGAAATATAGAAGCTAACTTTATGGAAGAACAGTTTCTAGAATATGCAGAAGATGAAACACTAGATAATTTTTACGGACTATGAGCTATAAAAGAAAAGAAAACTACGAAGCATCAATGCTAGGAATCGTAGTAAGTTTATTACTAGCTGCAGTAATACTTTTAGCAATTGGAATCATTAAATTAATACAATTAGAATCATTAAACTAATCAAGCTATGAAATACAAACTAACTTACAAGATAGGACTTGCAACAGTTCAAGAATGGATCTTTACTTCTAAAAGTTTATGCTATTGGAAGAAGATGGACTTAATCGAAACAGGGCGTTTCAATATGGGTAGCTTCGATATAGAAGAATTTAAATTTTAAGACAATGAAAAACGATTTAATCGAACGAGTAACATACCTGATTGAAAGAGACCAACTCAACAAAAGAAACAGACGCAAAGAAAACATTTATAAGAAGTGCTTTTTGATGAACCAACTACGAAAAGAAGAACTGACATTTAACGAAATAGGTGCTTACTTTAATCAGCACCATGCTTCAGTCATTCACAACATTCAAACGCATAAAAATCTAATGGAGTACAATAAAGACGAATATTTGTCCGTTGTTAGAGAATACCAAGTGTTCCTAGTTGATTCCAAGTACATTTTGCAACCACGAAATATTGTTGACGATGTAAACAATTGCACAAGTCTTTACAAGTTATTACGTGTAAAAAGATGGATTGCAGAAGGACGATATAAAAATTTACAAGACGATGCAACTTTAATGGAATAAATACGTTATATTTGTACAGGTTAGAGTCTCAAACATAGTTAACCTAAAGGAATTATTTACCCTTGTAATGAAGCTGACGTGAGACTCCAGCGGATTTGCGAGGGTTTTTTTATTTTATTTAATTTTTATTTATTATGGTTTATTCAATACAATGCTTTAATGATCCAAGCGTTAATTTACAACTAAGAGCAGATGACAAATTTGTAGACATCAGAATTGAAGATGTAGATTCTGGCGAAACACAATTTATTTATCTATCGGAAAATGATTTATTTGAATTGATAGGTGTTTTACATCACATTCAAAAACAATTAAAAAAATGAGTGGTTGGATTAAAATTCACAGGCAGATTTTAGATTGGGAATGGTATTCTGATAATAATGCTTTTCGTGTTTTTATGCATTTAATTTTAAAAGCTAATCACAAAGAAAAACGATACAAAGGAATTGAACTGAATTGTGGAAGTGTAATTACAAGTAGAGATATTTTATCTTTGGAAACAGGTTTAAGTGTTCAGCAAATTAGAACTGCTTTAGACAAGCTAAAATCAACCAACGAAATAACCATCGAAACAAGCTCGAAAGGTACTATTATTCAAGTAGTTAACTATGCTAAATATCAACTATCAACCAACGAATCAACAAACGAGCAACCAACAAATAACCAGCAAGTAACCACTAACAAGAATGAAAAGAAAGAAAGAAGTATATTTAAAGCACCTTCTTTTGAAGAATTGAATGCATTCTGTGTTGAGAATAACTTGATTTTAAACGCTGATGATTTTTTGAATTACTACAATTCAAATGGTTGGATGGTTGGTAAAAACAAAATGAAAGATTGGAAAGCAACAGTTAGACGTTGGTCTAAACCAAAAGAACAAACTATATTTGACCCATTAGTAGAAAAAGCAAGACTTCATGGATATATTAAGTAAAGGTAGTACTCAGCAATATTTGCTAGACTACAAAGCAGGACGAATTAAACAAGGACTTGGATTAGATTGTAACCTAGATGATAATTTAAGATACAAACCTAAACAACTAAACATTATTTTAGGGCATGACAACGTAGGAAAGACGTATTGGATTAATTGGTATTTTCTTTCACTGGCATTAAAACACGAAATTAGATTCATTCTATGGTCAGGAGAAAATCAGTACGGACAAATCCTAAGAGATATGATTCAAATCTATTCAGGTAAACCATACAGAGAATTAAACGAACAACAAATACTTAGCTACTCAACCTACCTAGAGCAATACTTTGATTTTGTAGATAATTCAAAGCTTTACAAACCTGCTGAGTTATTTGAAATATTCCGTAAGTCTGATGCTCACGCTTGTTTAATTGACCCTTATACCGGACTTGATAGAGAAATGGGATATGAAGGTAACTACAAGTTTTTGAACGCAGCTCGTCAGTTTGTAAACGAAACAGGTAAATCAATCTACATAAACACGCACCCGAATACTGAATCAGGAAGAGCAGGAAACATTTACGGAGACCAACATCAATGGAAAGGACATCTTAAGCCACCAATGAAAGATCATATTGAAGGAGGAAAAGCATTCCTAAACAGGTGTGATGATATGTTTGTAATTCATAGACTTGTAAAGCACGAAACAATGAAATTTGTAACTTTGATTTCGGTTGAGAAAGTCAAGGACACAGACACAGGAGGAAAGATTACTGCATTAGATGATTTTATTATGTGTGATTTTAATAACGGATTAGGATTTACAATCAATGGAAATGACCCATTAAAGCCATTCAGACCTAAACAACCTAAGCAAATGACTATGATTGAGCAAAAGTTAAACGCTATTCACGCTAATAAAAAATTCTAATGAAAACAGTAAACTCACTTAGTGGTGGTAAAACATCAAGCTACATAGCAGTAAATTATCCTGCTGATTACAATATCTTTTCGCTTGTCCGTACAAATGATATTAATTGCTTGTTTCCTGATGCAAAGGTTCGTCAAATTGTAAGTGATAAAATAGGTAGGGAATTTATTGGAACGCTGGAAGAAGATACAATTATTTACACAATGCTTGATTTAGAGCAATACATTGGAAGCGAGATTGTTTGGTTATCAGGTAAAACCTTTGATGAAGTAATTGGAAGTTATAAGATGGCAAATGGAAGTAATTATCTACCTAATCAAATGACACGTTATTGCACAGTTGATATGAAAGTTAAACCAATTGCTCAATGGTGCTATGAAAACACGGAGTTGCCTATCGAAATGAGAATTGGATTTAGAGCTAATGAAATGAGCAGAGCAAAGACAATGATTGACCGAGCAGTTGACGGAATAGAGCATTTTAAGTTTAAGGTTGGAGAAAAAAACGGACGAAACAAATGGAAAACTTTGCCATATCGAACTGCTACATTTCCACTAATTGAAGCAGGTATTTTTAAAGATACTGTTGAGGAGTTTTGGAAAGATAAACCTGTAAGATTTGCTTACAAAAATAATTGTGTTGGGTGTTTCCATCGTTCTGAGATATTTTTAAAACATATGAGTCAACGAGATGAAAACAAGTTTCAGTGGTTTATTGACATGGAGAAAAAAAACGGATGCACATTCAAAAGTGGAGTTACTTACGAAAAGATAAAAAATCATAAATTACAATTAGATTTGTTTGATCAAGATTTCAACGATTGTGATTCAGGATATTGCGGACTTTAAATTAAAATTATGGATATAGGATTAAAACTACTTTACATCAAAGGACTTATTCAAAAGAACATTTGGAAAGTAAAGCTAACACGAGAAGATTTAGAAGAAAAGAGACCTTCTGCAGAGGCGTACATAAACGGAGCTAAAGACACGGAGAACGACTTAAAACAAGTTCAGTTAGCAATCGTTGAGTTGGAAACAGAACTACGCTTACACGGACGAGAAATCAACCGATGTTTACACATTAACGGAGAACTAAAGAAAAGAATAGAAGAACTAGAACACGAACTTAAATTTAAAAACGTAGAATTATGACAAAAGAATTAGCAAGAGATATTTTGCACAATTATCTAGAGGAAAAAATGAAAAACAAGTCAGAGCTTCCAATATGGGATGAAAGAATAACAACTACTTATGAAGATAATATTTTAGCTACTTGGACATTTAGGGGAATATTAAAATTTGTATACAACTTAGAAGATAAATTATGAGAAAGGAACACAAACTAGTTGCACTATGTGCAGTATTACCAGTATTAGCAGATTTTATAGATGACCTTAATGAACAGTATGTATTTAAACAGGGATTAAAAAGAAAGGCAAATATTCTTGTAGAAGAAATACGCAGAGTAGATAATCAAGTTCTGCAAGTATACGGTGAAAACAGAGAAGAAATATACGAGCAACAGGTGCAATTACAACTGCTATTTAGACAATGGATTGACGAAACGATAAACTTAGACTAATGCCGAGATGCAAAAACTGCAAGGATAAGTTCGAACCTATCCGATTCAATCACAAATACTGTCTAAAAGACGAATGTATTAAAGCCTTTGTCGCTGAGGTAAAAGAAAAGACATGGAAAGAAACCAAAACACGGATGAAACAAGACCTAAAAACTACTCAGGATTGGTTAAAGGAAGCACAGACAATATTCAATCAGTTTATCAGACTACGAGATAACGGACTATGGTGCATATCCTGTAATTTACCTCCTAAGAAAAAGAACGCAGGACACTATTACTCACAGGGAGGACATAGCAATGTTCGCTTTGACGAGGACAATGTTCATCTACAATGCGAAGCCTGTAACACTTACTTATCAGGTAACTTACTAAACTACCAAATAGGGATAGAAAAACGAATAGGAGCAGAAAGATTAATTGAACTACAAGGTAAAGCACATATTGAGAAACGCTGGAGTGTAGACGAACTGAAAGAAATTATAAAAAAATATAAAGATTTAGTGCGAGATATGAAATAATGTTATATCTTTGTATAAACAAAAACCAATTTATTATGAAACATTTATTTAAATCGTTGGCTCAGTTCCAACAAGAAGTACCTGTCATCCACAAAGCTACTCAAGGCTATGGATATTCTTACTCGGATTTACCGAAGATTTTTAGCGTTATCAATCCATTGCTAAAAAAACACGGATTAGGATTCACTCAGTTAATTAACGAAGGAGATGTCTTGACGATTCTCTTCCACGTAGAATCAGGAGAACAAATCCAAAGCTCCACAAACATTCCACAGAACGTACAACTCAAAGGAATGAACGATTTCCAAGTTCTTGGTTCTGCAATCACTTACATTAGACGATATGCAATTAGTGCAATGCTAGGATTAGTAACTGATAAAGATACTGATGCAGGTGGTAAACAAGTAAAAAACGAACCAAAGAAACAAGCACTAGACGCTAAGAGATTCCAAGATGCAGTCAAAGCAGTAACGGAAGGAAAGATAACACGTGAATCTTTAGAGAGTAAATTCACGTTAACAGAAGGTCAAATCGATATACTAAACGCACTATGAAAGTTAGATGCTCTGCTATAGGAAAAATTATGTCAGCACCTCGCAATAAGAGTGAGGTGCTTTCACAGACTGCAAAGACTTACATTCACGAGTTAGTCTTACAGGATAAATATGGAATCAGAAAAGAGTTCAGTTCACGTTACACAGACAAAGGTAACGAAGTAGAGAACGAATCAATCAACCTAGTCAATGAAGTGTTAGACGTAGGATTTATTTACAAGAATGAGGAGTTTTATGAGAACGATTGGATTACAGGAACACCTGACGTAAACACGGAGGAAGTTCTTTTAGATGTTAAAAGTTCTTGGGATGGCACTACATTCCCATTCTTCGAAACTGAGATACCTACAAAAGATTACTTCTACCAACTGCAAGGATATATGTGGCTCACTGGCAAACAACAGTCAATGCTATGTTACTGTTTAGTTGATACTCCTGAACTAATGGTTGAGGATGAGATTAGACGAACTCACTGGAAGTTAAACCTAATGGAAGAAAGTTTAGACCTACGAGATGAGATTCAGAAAAAGCATATCTTCTCACACATTCCAAAGAACAGACGTGTGAAAGTATTCTACGTACAAAAAGACGAAGCAGTCATTGAACGAATCAAAGAACAGGTAGAGCTTTGCCGAGAGTATTACAACACCTTAATTAATTTCCTATGACACCAAGAGAAAAAGCCGAACAGATTCTAGATAAATGTTACGAGTTAGAATTAGAAACAGTTTACTATGGTGTTAATCACTATTTAGCCAAAAAATTTGCATTTATTTTAATTGATGAATGCATACAATTTGAACATAAAATAGTTCAAGAAGTAGAAACTTTAGCTAACGAAGCAAAAAGGGGTTTTAGATGCGATGGTTTATTTTGGAATGAAGTAAAAAACGAACTAGAAAACATAGATGCAGAATATAAAAAAGCGGACAAATTATTTAAATCAAAAGAGATATGAATCAATTAATCGAAGACCAAATAGTAATACGCGTTCTAAGCCGATTCAGCGAACGTTCACAAGTAGGAATAAACAAGTACAAGACTACGCTAGAAAGAACCGACCTAAGTACATTAGAATGGCTTACACACGCACAGGAGGAAGCTATGGACTTTGTTCTTTACTTGGAGCGACTGAAAGACGAATACAGAGGTGGCTTATTAACTAAAATGGTAAAGCAATCTGAAGAAGATGGATTATATCAAGACAAATTAAAACGAACAATGCCTAAATAAACACGGATGAAAATAACAATCGAACAATACGAACACAAAATCACCCACGAAGTACCTCATAACGATGTAACTCTAGACGAAGCTTTACAAATGATTGAAGGACTTTTAAAAGCTACTGGATATTCTTTCAGTGGAAATCTTGAAATAGTGGATGAGTGGGTTGATAATGATGAAACCTTTAAAGGATAAGTGGCAATTTTTACCACATATCGTAAATAGAAATGATAACTAAACAACAAGAACAATGAAGATAGACGTTGATGAGTTCAACCGAAAAGCAGAATACATCATTGAAACAGTAGTCAAACCACAAGTAGCAAAATACGAATTAAGTAAACAATTAAATAAATATAAAATGGAAAACAAGTTAAACACGGGAGCAATCTTCAAAAACACG